GTTCCATATTCAATCATTTCAAGCAATTGTTGTGTACTGGGAATATCTTTGTAGTAATGGAGGTTGGTGGCAAAAACTTTGTAAACAATCTGTTTCATCATTTTCATTTCATCTGCATTTAGTAATCCACTAACTTTTTTCATCATTGTGCAGTATTCGAAGCATTTTTTACGACTAAATGAAAAACAAATTGCCGGAAATAATCCTCTTCCTCTCAAAAAATCCGTCAATCCAATTAATCGATTCACAGATAACTTCTGTTTCCCATAATATCCATATGCTTCATCAATATTTTGTGACTGAATTCCGACCTTGTGTTTGTTTATCAAAACAATTTCTTTATCAGTATAAATATAATGATTCAACGGAACTGGTCGATAATTTGTTCCAATCAATAGACAGTCACGATCGCGGCAATTGGTAACCCAATGGGCGAATTCATCCGCTTTATCAATAGTAGCAGATAACATAACTAAAATGATGTGTTTTGGTAATTTGGTAATGCATTCTTCCCAGACGAATCCGCGTTCAGGATCGTTAAAGTAATGTACTTCATCGAAGATCACGCAGTGAACGTCATTAAAACTATCTGGTTCATAGTCAAGTTTATTTCGTAGGATTTCGGTGGTCAGAATAAGGATATTGGCATCGGGGTTGAGTTTGATGTCACCTGTGAGGATGCCAACTTCTCCAAAGGTTCGCTTGAAATCGAAAAATTTTTGATTAGAAAGGGTTTTTATGGGACTGGTGTATAAAACTTTTTTATTTAATTGCTGTGATAATGCAATGGCATATTCAGCAATGGTGGTTTTACCGGCAGCGGTGTGGGCTGTAATAAGAACATTTTTATCGTTTTGTATGGCCCAACATCCATTAATTTGGAAGTCATCGAGACGATAGGGGAAGGAATGAATTAAATTAAGCTCAAGACGTTCTTTTGGAATAATAACACTCATAATGGCATTTAAGTTAAAAAATGTAATAATTTTAAATCATTTTTTTGGAGTGATAAATTTTTGTGGGTTTAAAGAGTAGATATAAAATAGGATTAATAGGTATGAGTTTTGTATTCGAGATTGATGAAAAGGAAAAGTTTATATTACCTAAGGATAATAAATATAAATTTGCATCTAGTAAATTAAATCCAAATATAATATTTCATAAAAATTTCATAGAAGATGCAAATAATGCTACGACGAATTATGTGGCAGAGGAAATTATTGGCAAAGGTGGTGCATCCGTTGTTTATAAAGGAACAAATAAGGATACGGGGGATGAGGTGATAATTAAGGAGTTGAAGACGACAAATTTAAATAAGTTGATTAGGGAGGTGAATATATTGAAGATAACGAGGGGAATACCGAGGGTTATAAAGTTGTTGGATTTTTTTAAGAATGATGAGAATTATTATTTGGTGTTTCCGTATTATAATTGTCAGGCATCGAGATCGATATTTTATAATTTTACATTATTTGAGATAAAGGTTTTTATGTTTAAATTTTTGCAGACATTGGATAAGTTGCATTTGAAGGGAATAATTCATAGGGATTTGAAGCCTGGTAATATATTGGTGAAGTCTTGTTCGGAGTTTTATATAATAGATTTTGGAATTAGTGATTTTTATATTCCATTTAGGAAGTTTTGTAATAAGATTGGGACGAGAAATTTTAAGTCTCCGGAGCAGTTGATGAATTTGAGAGGATTTGATTATGGGGTGGATATTTGGGCGGCGGGATTGATATTTGCGGAGATGTTTTTTTGTAAATTTCCTTTTTGGAAGCCGGAGGAGGATATAGTGATATTGGAGAATATATATAAATTGGTTGGTCATAAGAAATTTACGGATTTTATGAGGGAGATGAACATTGAGACTAAGTATGATTTTTTGGTGGAGGGAACAGAACCTTTAGAATGGGAGAAATTTTTTGAGAGAAAATCGACTGATGAGATTTTGGGAAATCGTCAGGAGAAGAAGAAGGCATATGATTTGTTGGAGAAGATGTTGGATATAAATCCGGCGAAAAGGATAAGTGCAAGTGAGGCTTTAAAACATCCATTTTTTGCAAGTTTGAAGGTTTAGGAAATTTATTGGAATATTTATTTTTTCGGAATTTAAAATTATAAGAGTAGAATAATATAGAAAAATGGATACCTCCATTGTTAGTTACCAATCCACTGATGACCAAGAGCAGTTTGATAGTTATGATTTTCCGGTTTTTTATCATTCATTTGATGGAAAGAAGTTTTATTTTAAGAATTTAAATTTAGAGTTAGGATCAATAAATTTTGTGGTAGGTGATAGGAAGATGGGGAAGACGTTATTTCTTCGATGTTTGACTGGTTTGGAGTGTCCGGTGGAGAAGCCAAGTAATAGGTCATTTTTGAAATATGATATTGTTTATAAACCAGAATTTATTTCACCAAAATTTAGTGGATCGTTGAGGGAATTTATAATTTTTAAGGATTTGGGGGAAAATCATAATTTTTTCAAGTATTTTAATGGATTGGATATGGCTAAGTATATGGATGTACATGTAAAGAATTTGCCGGAGGAGCAGAAGCAGATTCTTTCATTTTTATTATTTTTATTAACGGAGGGTTTAATTTATATTATGGATTGTCCGACTCATTTGATTTCTAAGGAAAAGCGTGAAAAAATGATGGAAATTTTTAATTATCATTGTGAGAGGTTTGATAAAATTGGAATTGTAGTGGAGAATGATGATGATATTTTGCAGAAATATCGGGTTGATAATAATAAGTTTTATCATTTAAGGAAGTTTGGTGATAATGAGTTTTATGGGCAGATGGAATAAAAAATGAAATAAAAAAATCTTATATTAATTAAAAGCATAAATGTTTTTATTTAAATCGAAAGCAGAGCAAAAGGCCGAGAAATTAGCCTCTAACACTTATGACAACACACCCGAATTTTCATTTAAAGGTCGCGAATTTTTATCCAAAGTCCTTGACATTTATGATGGAGACACCATTACAATTACTGTAAAAGTTGACGAGAGTTATTATCGGATGAATTGTCGCTTGGATGGGATAGATACTCCAGAATTGCGATCGCAGGATGAGGAGGAAAAGGTGGCAGCAAGGAAAGCAAGGAAACATTTGATTGATTTAATATTAGAATCAAATGTTCAGATAGATATTTCAAGGGATGAGGTGAAAAAGAAGTTGGGAGAAGCAAATAAGATTTTGTTGGTGAAATGCAAGGATTTTGACAAATATGGAAGACTTTTGATTGAATTATGGACAACTAGTTTTCATATTAATCGTAGAATGATTGAGGAAGGATTTGCTGGACAATATGACGGAGGGACGAAATCGGAATGGAGAAATTATTTCAAACATTAAAAAAATTTTATAAAAAAAATTTAATTTTATAAAATATATGCTTGATGAAGTAACAATTTTTGGTTATGCTGGTGCATCTGTTATTGCAGCAGCTCATCTTTATGAAACTGCAAAAGTTATAAAAACAAAAGACACAGTCTGTCATTCATTTGATTTTATGTTGATTAAAGTTATTGCATTACCATTATTTTTATGGTATAACTTAATTACACCTGACCGAAATTATCCAGTAATTCTCTTCCTCTCCATCTTTATTATCAACCAATACGTCATCTTCTATTATAAATTAAAGAATATTCATTCTAAAAATGAATCCAAAAAATCATTCTAATAATGATCCGCAAGCCCAGTAGTCTTAATATAAACAAGCTGCAATGGCTCATCATTGCCATTTGTTGGCATTCTCTCAACAATATCTAATACTTCAAATCCTTTTACAACCTCTCCAAAAACAACATGTTTTCCATCAAGATGAGGTGTAGCATCAAATGTTATAAAAAATTGTGAACCATTCGTATCCGGTCCAGAATTTGCCATGCTGAGCATTCCTCTCTTTCGGTGTTTCATCACAAAATTTTCATCTGGGAACTTTGGACCAAAAATAGATTCCCCACCAGTACCATTTTTATTTGTAAAATCACCTCCCTGCATCATGAAACCCTTGATAACACGATGGAAGGGACAACCTTTATATTCTATTTTCGCTAGTGACCGGAAATTATCACAGGTTCTTGGACAAATATCATCATATAATTTAATATATAGATCACCGAGTTCAATTTCTTTACCATTTTCTGGACTAGAGGCGATTGTTAAAATAACAAATTCTTCTTTAGGAGAATCAACTACGACATCAATAACTGGAGGTGGTTGTTCTTGATAGTGAGCAATTGGTGATTCAATTGCTGGTTCAACTTTATTTTTGAATCCAAAGAAGCTCATAATACGGTGTCGTTTTTTATAAACAAGAATAAGGATGAGAAGAATGCCGATTGCGAGAATAGCCCATTTGTAATCCATTTTAAAATAAAAATAAAGAATTCTTTAAGCATTATTTCGTTTAGGAGGATTAAATAATGTGTTTTAATTATTTAAGAAATGGATTTAGTGACCAAAAACGATTTCAATGATGAACTTAAAAAAATAAAGAAAAAGGAGCAGGAATTGTATAAATTTATTTTGCAGCAATTTCTTGATTTAGAAGAATTTAAAAAAAGTTTTTCTTCATCAGTCGCCAAAACTGTTGATAGTCGCATCGCTACCCTCGATGAAGCTATTAAAAACGTTGAAAAATTAAATCTAAACGGTACCACCTATAACGAAATAAGAGACTTAATTAAACAAAACACAAACGATCAATCAACAGCTGTTTCTGTTTCACAAGGTGAGCAAGGACCTCCCGGTGAACCTGGACCACAGGGGCCACAGGGAGAACCTGGCATACCAGGACCTCCTGGTGAGACTGGTCCCCAAGGTGAGTCGGGAATACAGGGTCCATCTGGAGAAATGGGTCCTCCTGGTCCGCAGGGTATTCCAGGTCCGATTGGGGAGCCAGGGCCGCAAGGGGAGCCGGGACAGGATGGGTTGTCGGAGGAGAAGGTTAGGTCAATAATTGAGAATTATATTGATCGATTGCAGGTAAATAGTAGTACAAGTGGTAAAATTGAAGTAAATTCAGAGGATGTTTTCCCGAGTAGTTATTGTGTAGGAAATGATTGTGAGCCGATTAATTTGTTAAAGTGTATGGAGAGATATGAGGAGGTGACGATATTTTTGAAGGAGTCGGTTTTGATGAGGTTGGTGATACCAAATCCGAAGGAGAACTTAATGGGAAAGAAGTTAGTGATAATTAATACGGGAAATTTAAATTGGAAGGTTGTGGTTGCAGAGGGAGGGAAGATTGGTGGGCAGAATGAGCGTCAGGTGAATAAGAATGGACAGTGTTTAAGGTTGGTGACAGATGGAGAAAAATATTATCCAGTGTAAAAAATGAAAAATAAAATATTTAATAAAGTAAGAGAATGACTTGTTGTCCATATTTAAAAAAATCAGGTAAACTATGTGGTTGTCAATTAGAAGGAGGACAAATTATGTGTGGAAAGCATAATAAAAACCAGACAGGAGGATCATTTATAAATTTAAATTATCCAATAAACAAGACATTGGGGATAGCGACATTAAAATTAATGGAGATGAATTCGGCGATTGCTGGTTCTTATGTTTCAAATAAGAAAGGAGGAAACAAGGGCAAGAGATGAAAAAATAATTATTGGATTATCCATTGATAGAAATAAATTGTTAAATGTGGCCCATCCTTCTCGCATACCTCTATGCCGTACTGCAAGATATACACTTCTTAATGGGCCTATTAATCCTTCGGGTATGGCACCTGCACAGAATCTTTCGATACCTTTATCGTCGATGCGAAAAAGGCAGTTTGGAATTTGTTTGAGACGATAGAGGTAGATGCCCATTCCGGTGATAAATATGGCAATTGTTTTTTTTACAAAGATATCTTTTTTATTTTCGGAATTGAAAATTTGCATATAATTTTCAAAATATTATTTTTTATTCGCTGCCGGATTCTTTAAGTCTTCCGATGATTGCAGAAACAATTTCATCTTCTTCAGTTGTTTCGGCTTTTGATTTATTAGGTGGTGAGAGATCTATGAAACTGTCTGCATTTTCTTCTTTCTGTAATTCATTTTTTAAATCTTTTTCAACATCAACATCTTTTTCAGGAACCTCTTTTTCTACTTCTTTTTTAACATTTTCTTCAGATACTTCAGATGCATTTTCTTTCTTATCTGAATCTTCACCTTTGGGCGTTAAATCAATAATGTTTTCTTCTTCATTTTTAATTTCATTTTTATTTTGTTTAGTTTCAAGAACTGTGTTAATATTTTTATGCAAATCAATTTCTCTGTCTAAATCTTTAATTTCATTATCATCAAATCCAGCAATTCTTATATATTTTTTATTAATTGGACAATCGACAGATAATTTTTTTGAGTACCAGACAGTACTTTTAAAACCTTTTTCATAGATAAGTCTATTTGGCATAATCTCACCTTGGGTTATTAGAAAAGGTTTTTTAACCATGTATGCTTTCAAAAAATGATGTTGAATATAACTATTAATTTGTCTATCCACTGGTGCCTGTATTTTTAGAAGTTGTGTTAATTTAATTAATCTTCTTGCTCCTTTAAGACTAATCATATAGGCCACAGTTCCAAGGTTATCTTCTGCTGGTATTATATCCCCATCATTTCCATTAAGATTCTCCAACTTAAGCTTATCAGGATGAACAAATAAATGGACATAATCAAATTTTACCGGTAAATTTTCATAAATTACATCAATATTTCTGTTAAAATTTTTATATAATTTCACATCATCTTCTAAGATGATTGCAACTTCGATATTATTATTGGAAAGGTATTTCCAGATTTGAAAGTGTGAAATGAAGCATCCGAGTTGACCTCTGGTAAATTTTGAAATGAAATTATCAGCGATAAATAATTTGTTTTCTTCTAAAATACTATTTGGGTCATCTTCTTCACCATCAAATGCACGACATTTAAAGTAATTGTTTAATTTTGGTATAACTTCATCTTTTACATAATTAGCCCGTTCTTTGTTCTTTTCTAAAGTTATAATAAATTTCGGTATTATTTCTGATGGACTTTTCATTATTAGAGTAGGGATAGAATTTTAGACAAATTGAAACGCTAAATAATAAATTATTATTTAGTTATTTATTTAACCATAAAGGAGATTGAGTAAGATGGCAAGACCCAAAATCTGCCAAATGGAATCAGCCTTCTTAGCAAAGGAGATCAAGTTGCAAGCAACAACATTCCACAAAAACTTACCGATCATTAAAATGATGATAATGTAAATAATGAGGACAATGAAAGAAGCAATTGCGTCAGAGCCAGTCCAGCTGGAGACACCGTTCATACCTTCTTGGACACCGCCACTAACAGCAGCTCTGCAGGCAGATTGGAAACATTCCCTTAATACCATATTATATTTAAATGGTAGAAAATTATTTTTTTATAAAATAAAAAATGATTTCTTAATAAAATTAATGGAGACAGTGCATTTTGATCTATCATGTTTTAAAGAAGATTTCCAGAAATTTATTTTAAAAAAATTGAATTGTGAGAATTATTTTGATTTTTTGGATAAATATAAGAATGAATTTCTCTTAATTATTTCTAAACATTCTATAAATTCTAAAGATAACAAAAATAGTTTAAACTATCAACTTAATGAAGAAGATTCCACAAAATGTGAATTTAAAAATTGTGACCTTAAAGGTATGGAAGAATCAATCATTTCCGATCCTCTTAATTTAGATGAAGAAACACTAAATATCGAAAATATAAACACCTCCCTAAATATCGACGCCGAAAATCCTTCCAGAAATAGTGACCAAGATGATTATACTAAAGAATTAGATGAATTAACCAAAGAATCAGATGAAATACCATTAAATGATGATATTATTTTTTCACATTATATTGAAGATGACCAAATAATTGTAAATGCTAATAAAAAAATCATATCAAAGAGATTTTCAAAACGTTTCAAAAAAAATGGGGGGGAATGGAATAAAAGTAAAAATATTTGGATATTTCCATTATCATCGATGAATTTTGTTGAAAAACATTTAGCTAGTTTGAATTCAGAATCTTATATTAAGACAATAAATCATGAGAAAAATAAGGCATTAATAATACCAAAATTAGATCATCCGAGTTATGGTGTACCGATTATTTATGATAAAATCGGAAATATCGGAATATGGGATGCGAATAACAAGGGATGGATTTTCCAAAAAAAATAATATATCTATTTATTAGTAAATGTTCGATAAGGTACAAGGACACGATATAGAGGAAGGTTTTAGAGGATCATCTGGCGGAGGCGGAATGGGAGGTGGAGGCGGAATGGGTGGTGGAGGCGGAATGGGTGGTGGAGGAGGTTTTGGGGGAGGTGGTGGTAGAATGGGTGGTGGTGGAGGTTTTGGGGGAGGTGGTAGAATTGGTGGAGGGGGAGGTGGTAGAATTGGTGGAGGGGGAGGATTGTCAAGACCATCAAATTTTGGTCAAATGGGATCATATCATGGTGGACTGAAACCAGATGTTGGTCACGGAGATCATCATATTCCTCATAATATTAATAACAATAATAATAATATTATTGGCGGAGGAGGTGGATGGGGTGATGGTTGGGGAAATTGGAATAATTGGGGATGGGGTGGTGGATACTGGTATCCTCCATTATATAATTATGATTATTATAATCCTCCATATGAACCAGAAGTTAAAGAAGTAATTAAAGAAGTGCCTGAAAAAACAAATAAAACGATTGAAACTCTTTTAACGGTTTTAGTTGTTTTAATTATAATTGCATTTATCATTTTTTTCGTAAAAAATATTTCAAATAAATAAAAAACTATTCTCCATTTGGATTTTTGAATAAATTAACAGTCTTTTTTGTTTCAAAAATTAATTTTTTTACTTTTTCATCATCCAAATTAGAAAATTCAGGAGTATTTTTTTTAGTTCTTAGATAATAGCCCAAATCACTATCATCATCATCCATTTCAAAAAAACTACCATCCTTCTTTAACTCCCTCGGCCTATTTATCTCACTCATAAAAAAACTCAACAAATCATAATTATAAAAATAATTCTTATGTAATGTCCTAAATGCATCAATCATCTTCTGATTTGTGCACTCAGTTATCTTCAAATTATCTTCAGTAATCATTATCTTCTCACTTAAACTATCACTATCATCCAAAAAATATTCAAAACTATTATCAAAGTTTTTTTTAATTTTGTTCCACTCATTGGTTAACATTAAATACTGAGCAAATATTTTTGGCATCCCATCATTCTTTAATTCAAAAAAAATCAAAATATGTTCACTCATAATATAATCTATAAATTTTTTTTCATTACGATTCATAGATATGCAATGATTCTTTTGAATAATTATCGGGTAACCCCGTAAATATTTTTACATCATTTGTCGTCCCATTTTTAACTAAAAAATTTTTAAAATCTTTAAATCTATCCATTGTATATAAAAAAGGAGCTTTATAATTAATTTTGCTAAATAATTTTTTGGAAATAACTGGAAACATACATTCTATAAAAAAATTAAATAATTTATTTGTATTTGTTTCATAATATTCAATTTTACCATTTATTTTATTTAACATATTTGCTTTACTTAGGACAAAAATATTATTTTCATCATCATTATATTTTTTGGTTTCAATATTTAAATATGTTATATATCTTTTTGGTATTATACTACCAACACTTACCAAAAATAAATATGGATTAACTGAAGAATGAAAATGAGATAAAATTATCAATTTCTGAATTTCCGATAAGTTCTTTGATATCTGCCCCAATTTATTCTTCGGAGTTATTATCTTAACCCTGAACAAATTATCATAATTAAAAAATATATTTTCCAACATCTTCTCAAAACTACTCATTAAATTTATTCCATCAAAATACAACAATATCTCATAATTTTCCATTACACTATTTATCACTATCTTTTCTATCGTCTGCTCAATATCTACCAAACGAATATCCTTATATTTATACAACATAATTGTATTTATTGCATCAAAATATGTACCTTTTCTATTAAATTCAATGATGACGAAAATATCTTCGTTAATTGTTTGGTAGTTAAAGGTTTTAGTAATTTGTTTTCTCTCAAATGGATTACTGTCAACAGTATTTTTTATTATTTTTATTTCCGGTTTATCTTCTTTTAAATCAAGTTTTTTAACTATTCTTAAATCGTTTGTTTTTACAGCTTCATTTACTTTATTTACTCGATTCGTAATTATTTTTGTTTCACCAGTAACCATTTTTTCTCTTATCAACAACTCCGATAAATTAGTTATATTCACTTTCAATTTATTAATAATTTTTTCCCTATATTCTCTAAACTCATCATATTGTCCACAATTTTCTTCGAGTAAATTTTTAAATACTTTTGTATAAAATTTTCCTTTTTCGTGTTCATTGATACAATTTTTTTCAATTATTCTTTCTTGTTTGGCATGGGATATTATTTTCACAGTCATATCTTTGGCATAATTAGAATTTTCGTCTCCTGAATTGCATAAATTTATTATCAAAAACATTCTGTATTGATCAAAATGATATTTCTTATTGAATCCAAATATTTTTTCAAAATTTTCGTCGTTGGTATCAGTTAATAATAGTGTGTCTAGACCTTCAGATAAATCCTTAATTAAAATATTCTTTACTGATTTTAACTTTATTTCTTTTTTATTTTCTCCCCATAAAAATAAATTAATTTCTTTGCCACTTTCAACTTTAATTTTACATTTTTGAATCAGGTATTCAATATTGATGCATTTATTTTTAGTTTTCTTTTTATCAATCGACCAAAAAATTTCATCTTCACTTTCAATAACTAATTCACAAAAAAAATTATTAGAAACTGAATTTTTTATTACTATATGAAATCCTCCAATATCATTATTAATATCGTTTGTACTAATTATTTCATTTAATTCGTTGTTACTTTCTAATGATACTAAAATATTAATATTAATTTTTTTTAATTTCATATTATAAATTTTTTTTTTATAATAGGATAATGCCGAATTTTTTTAATATAATAATCCAGTATATTGCATCGCAGGTACAGGATATGATTTGTAAAATTGAAATGGATAATTATATGGTTTTCTATAAACTCTATAACTATCAAAATTCATTGGATTTGATCCAGTCCAGACATAATTAAATGGTTTTATTTCATAATTTTGCCATCCTTCTTTGGTAGGTTCTTTCCAAGCTAAAAAAAGATTATAAAAAACGAAAAAGATTATGAATAGGGTTATAATAAGAGTAGTCCAATATAAAGGAGTCATATTTTATATTTAGTTTAGATTATTTTTCTTCATTAAATTATAATGGATAATCCACTTCTTACTCTTCTCGGCATTATTATCTTTGCCGTTATAATTGGTCTAATCACCTTCGCTATCATCGAAGCAACTTCCAGAGGGGGTCGTCGTCGCCACGATATTTATGGCGGATGCGCCGGAACTCGTTGGGGATGCTGTCCTGACGGAATTACCCCTAAATACGATCACCAAGGATCCAACTGCATTCCCCACCACCATCGCAGAGATGATCAAGGAAATATCGGAGGATGCGCCGGTACCCAATATGGATGCTGCCCCAATGGTAAAACCGCCAAGGAAGATTACTGGGGATCCAATTGCCCCTAAAAAATCAAATTCTTTATATATTGTGTAGTTCCTCTATCCACTATATCAAACTTTCCCACAAACATTGTCTTAATCATATCCTTAAACCCCTTAAATCCCCAAATCCTTTGATCAAAATTATTTATTAACAGAGCTAATTTATCTTTAAATTGTGATAAAATTATTTCATTCGAGTCTGACATTTGGAAAACGGCAAGGAATTGTTCATCAACAGTTTTATGCACATCAGAATTAATTGATGTAATATCATATATTTTTTCTTTATTTGTATTATAAACTTCTGCAATACGGAATTGTTTATTATAATTATTTTTAATAATTAAATCAATATTATCTGTGTTAATGTCGATTCTTTTTTTAAGTTTATTTTTTAGTTCTTTTAGGGGATAATGTTTTTCGTTGGCCATAATATCGAAGATATTGTCAGCAATTTCATCACCAGTTTTTTTAATCTCTATCTCTTCATCACTGGTATCTTCATCATCAAATATATTTTCCACTTCCAGTGTTATATTCTTTTCTTCACTAAAATTTAATAAGGATATGTTAACAAATTTATCGGATATATTCTTTAACATTTCACTGCAATTAGCATATCCAAATGTTACAAAATTCTTTCCAAATAATTTTATCTTCCGCCCTACCGTCAAATAATCTATATCATTCGATACCAAAATATAAGTCGATAAACAATTTCTTAAATACAAAATATCATAAATATCATCAATAATTTTTATATCAACCGAATTTTTACGTGGTAATTTCGCACAATGCACCGGTTCTAAAGCATAAGAAATAAGATATTGCTTCCATTTTTCCATCATCGGATCGGACCAATCTCCATAAATCCTTGCTAAAATTATTCTCCCATAGTTTTTTATTTCCATCATTATGTAGGGAAGATCATTATAACTAATATTTTCAGCGTCAATAAATATACCAATATTTTCCATTACTGAAAAAAAGATTTTTATAAATCTTTTTATACTAAAAAATAAACTAAATTAAACCAAACCAAAAAATCTGAAAATATTTTCAATAAATTTTGGCATTTTCCAGGAATTATCCACGTAATAAAGATATATTCTTTCAGAATATCTGTCAAAATCTAATGTGAATTTTTCTGCATAAAATTCCATCTCACATCCATCGTATTTAAATCTCTTCTCCCCTCTCTCCGGAAAAAATGTAATACGACGCCCAAACCACATACGAATATCCTTCAAATCCATCTCATCAAAAAATTCAGTTTCCACAATATTAGGACTCTCCACCAATCGATTAATTGCAATCAATCTATGCAAATCACGTTTCCACTTATTTTCTTGTTTTGTACCTCTTCTTGAAGTTTTCTCCAAAGAATAAGCCATACAATAAACATTCTCATCCTCAGAATCAAAATTTATTATCAAAGGTTGTCTAACTGTTTCGGAAACATATTCCTGCCACTTTCCAATCTGCATTAAAGCAATATGTGCCCTCGTTTTCTTACTCAATGCCATTCTATAATAAATAACCCTCTGATCCTTCTGATAATCCGTCAAAACAATTTTAGGATTTGGCTTCTTCTTATCCTCCCGCGTAAATCCAAACTGCTCCAAATATTCATCCGATAATTCATAATAATCATTCAATCCCCTCCTCTCTTTCCCCTTACCATAAAACTTACATCTTTTTCTCAAATTAATAACATTCTCATTCAAACTACCAGTTATTCTATGCAATTCATTTCCCTTATATTCATAACCGTAAGAAACACTTAACAAATATCCTTTTCCTCCATTCTTATAAATTTCCACGTTTTCTCCATCAACCAATAACTTCAAATCTGCATCGGTCTTACTCGAAAATAAACCTAAATCCGAAAACTTCTGGTTCACTGCACAATAAAGAAAAAATTTTGCTAAAGAAACACTCTTTTTCGGTTTAGTAACTTCTCTCTCAATATTTCCTGCAGTAATTCCATTAAAACGATGCTTACGATCATTAATTATATTCTTATAACTTTCATCATCTCCTAATGAAAAAGTAGCAAAAATTGGTTTAGTAACAAGTCTCTCAATTGCAGTTCTCCGTAACTTCGGACGAAAATCTGTTAATTCATTAATACCTCCTTCATATTTAACTCCAGCATATAATGTATTATAAGTTTTTGGATCTCTTACATAAGCAAAACAATATGCAACACAATTACCATTCTTCACACTTGGATAAATCCAAGAAAAAGATATCTGCAAATCTTCCATCTTTAATTAATTATTTAATTGAAGATTTTTTTAAACTATTTTGGTTAAATAATTAACGGAATATTTTGGTTTTATTGCCAAAGTCGTAGATAAGAAGGAATGATTTTCTATTTTCATTATTTTCTCCAAATGCCCTCGACATTCCAGTATCAACTCTCCATAATCTTCCATCACCAACTGAATTTAATTTTCTTTGTACGGTATGTCCGACTACCATGTAATTAGCATTTAAATTATCAAGGGTTTTTTTTAGTCGATGTTCGTGTATT